GTTTATCTATGACTTCGGACAACTTAAATATAAAAAATGAGATAGATCCCAATCTATCCAATGACCACCTTACTAACATCATTAGTAAAGAACGCTCTTTGTTAAACAACGATTACACAGGCGAATAAATAGTTAGATTATCCCTATAGCCCAAGTTAACATAATACACCCTAGCGGACATTGATACATAACTTGGTGGGTAGATATTATATGTGGGGTAGGTGAGAGTAAGGTGCTGAATAAAAGGGGAGGCACCCTACCCAAACGCACACACATACCCCTTTATGATTCCACATCTCCCCACGCAATATATTTTTAGAAACTCTTATGAACCCATTCAAAGGCACTAATAGACTCTGCTCCCAATGTATCAAACAATGTAAACAATTTGAGAATGTCCAAATAATACATTGTCCAATGTTTAAGAGTACACAAAGTGCTATACCCTGTACACAGGACCAAGCTCATAATAAGCCCTTATAGAGGAGTATTTAGAAAACCCATATCCCCCTATGACCAAAGAACTAACCCTACAAGACAAAGCCCTCATCATTCGTAGGTGGAGACGTTCCGTTACAGACTTCTTAAAAGACTGCTTCCCTCATCATTACACAAAAGACTTTGCTCCTTTCCATAAAGAGATATATGAGATACTCACCTCACACAACAGGATTGCTATAGCAGCCCCCAGGGGACATGGGAAGTCTGAGATTATCTCATTCGGATTTGTAATTTGGAACTTACTCTGTAACCCCGATAACCACTTTACGATCATAATTTCGAACAATTATGCCAATGCCTGTAAGTATCTAGCTCCTATTAAGGATGAGATAGAGAACAATAAGACTATTAAGGCTGTATTTGGGGAGCTTAAATCGGATAAGTGGTCTGAGAACGAGGCTGAGTTCACACACAGGAAGAAGATCACGGTTGGGGGAAACGAGTTTAAGATACGCGGTCAGAAGTATTACGAGCATAGGCCTGACCTAATCATCATAGATGACGCGGAAGATGATGAGCTTGTAAGGAGTGACTCAAGGCGGGAGAACTTCGAACACTGGCTACTCTACTCACTAGAACCTGCCATGACCCATACCGACAAAGATAAGATAATTATGGTGGGGACCATTCTTCATAGGGCCTCACAGCTTTCTAAACTAATGGGGGACGAGGGCAAGTACCGAAATTGGTTCAGTAAGTTATATAAGGCGTTAGACGATGGGAAAGCCCTCTGGCCCCAAAATATTTCGACCAAATGGCTAGAGGACGAGAAAGAGAAAGACCCCTACAAGTTCGCCCAGGAATATCTTAATAATCCAGTTCCATTTGAACACGCTATGTTCAAGGAGGAATATTTCGACAATTATGAAGATAAGGACCTCCCAAAAGACCTCATCGTTAATATTACTTGTGACCTGGCGTGTACTGATAAAAGCTATTCGGACTATACTGTTATTCTCCCTTGCGGTGTGGATGCTTATGGCGATTTGTGGGTACTTCCATATTTCCGTGGTAAATACTCTGACCCTGACAAAATCATCGAACAACTGTTCTCAGAGTGTGCAAAGTATGAAGGCAAGGATGGGTGGAGTCTCGGTAGAGTGGGAATTGAGAAAGTCGCTTTCCAACGATTTCTCGTTAAAAACTTCGATAGGGAACGAAAAAAGAGGGGCAAACACTTTCCTGTAGATGCTCTTGATGCGAAGGGCGACAAAGTCACACGCATCTCACAGCTACAACCTCTCTTTAGTGCGGGGGACATCCATATACGTCAGACTATGTTGGATTTAAAACAGGAACTCTTGGATTTTCCCCGTGCCCTCCACGATGATATAGCAGACGCACTGGCGATGCAGTTGAGCTACTTAGGGAACAAGCCGGTAGTCAAGAAAGAGAAACCCCTGGTTAGGTTCCATGTTACCCCTGAGATACAGCGTAAGAAGATAATGCGTAAAAGAGCAGAGGCTAAAAGCCCGAAAGTGATGATTAAAGGCAGATGGTAATACAATTAGTTAATGGAAATATATTGTGGCCAATGGGTGAGATTGAAATAGAACAGTATGGCATATCAATAAAGGTGCAAGACAATGAACACATTATCCCGCTTGCTCAGGTCCAGTGGATCTTTCGTGGTAAGGATAAAGACGAAGAACAAAGAATATATACTGGAGCGATTGGACAGAAGGCAGTCGCCACCCGAACTCCCTTCGGCGACATTACTTCAAAGACAAGCGAGGAACTGGTTAAAGACTTATATGCAAAGCAAGACTGGACGAAAGGAGAAAAGTAATGCCACAGAGAGATGGAACAGGGAGACTTGGTCGGGGGAAGAATTGTAACGCTACCGCAAGACGAGATAGGGTAAGAGGCGGTGGACGCAGGAGAAGAAGACGAGCAAGGATATTAGGTAGATGAGCTGGAAGCCAAACCAATTCAGGACAGCAACAAATACAAGCGTTACATTAAACGCAACAAGCTTCACAGACCTAATGGGCTCAAATAATGACAGATTATTCTGGGCTATCGGCAACCCTAACGATAATGATGTTATAGTAAACTTTCGTGCTGCGGCAGACGCAGTTGATGATACTGGGCTTTACATTCCTGGTGGAACCGCTTTTGAGATGCAGAATCCGATATATACGGGTGCTGTCAGTGCCATAGCCGTGGATGGAGCCCCTACGGTTTTGGTGATAGTAGCGTGAAGAAGTTAATAATAGTTTTAACAATACTGTTCTTTGCCAACAATGCGTATGCAGGGTGGTTATATACCGCAAGAAAAGTATCAACCCACAGCGTAACAGGAACCAATGTATATGTAGATGGTTTCCTGCGAGTGGGTGACGGTGCTACTGCCCCATACCTCACAGACAGAGGGGATATATGGGCAGAAGGAACATTCTCGGTTCACAGGGGTATCTTTGCTACGGCAACAAACTATGGTATGGGCGTACAAGTTCGCTCAAGCGATTATGTGCAGAACCTACCATATAGTAATGCCGACTTTTATGCAGAGGGCGGCATAGTATATGTGAGCGGTGCAGACTTTATAGATGACGGTGTTGTTACAGGAGATATTATCGCAGTCAGCTCTGGGGTGTATGAGGGGGCGGTAGGAGAGATAATCAGTGTTACCACCAACACGATAAATGTGTCAGTAGCCTCTGCGGGTGATAACGACCTTATAAGTGCGACTGGTTTAGGGTTCGTTGTTTACAAACCGCCACTGATGATGGTTCTTGATAGAGGGGATATTCATTTTAATGTGGGTGTTCACGATGATGCGTCATTTAAGATTGCCTCAAACCAGAATAGAAATGACCACATTGTTCACATTGATGCTGATGGTATGGTGACAGGCTCAACAGTTCTTGATATTGATATGGACTCTTGTGTTACTGGTTCAACCTCCGCCATAGGACTTAATTATTGTGCCAAGCAGTATGTGGAGGGTTTTACAGGAACAGGGTTTGATGTGAGCGTTGACATAGACGGCTCAACTGGTGGGGACATTCACATAATAGATGTTCAGAAAACAGGAACGGGTGATGTTGACCTTTCGGTAATGGCTACTGGACCAGGGGTAGATGTTATACACCAGCACATAGGAACCGAAGCTAATCTTGATTATGGTGAAACCTACGATGCTTCGACAACAACTTACACCGATACTACAACACAGTTTAATACAGCAGGGGATGACATACAGATATTCATAGAAGATGATGACGCAATTTATGTCGCCTCCACAGAAAAGTTTGACCAGATAAATGTGATATTAGACACGGGAGCGAACTTCAGCATAGCACCGACCTTTGAATACGCAGAAGCAAACGCAGTGGCTTGGCACGTATATACACCAGGCGACGATACAGATGGGTTCCAGCAGTCTGGAACAATACGATATGACAGTAATCATTTATTGAATTGGGGATTAGCGACAGAAGCACAGGTAACGGGTGCTGGCGATGCAGTAGATTGTTACTGGGTTAGGATTACAAGAACAAGAAATAATCTTGTTGTTATACCAGTAGAATCAACCATAGGCGTGACGAGCTTAAAGTTAGATTATGAGTGGGATAAGGTTGGTCACGTTACCACCAAGACAGTTTATATGGACAAGCTTAAATTAAACGAATCCGCCCCAGGAAACACGCCGCCCACAAATACGGCGTGGCTATATGTGGATTCGGCAGACGGTGACTTAAAAGTTAAATGGGACGATGGCACAGTAGAAACAATAGAAGACCATCCATAAGGAGTAGAAATGGCTAATAAGAAATCTGATGATACGCAGTGGAAGTTTAACGACTTAAAAATAACTGAAGCCGAGATGGGCTACTGGACCAAGGAGATTAACAACTCCCGCGAGTTTCGTAAGAAACATTTCTACAACGACGAATCTAATACGGGGATAGCCAAGGACTGCCTAGATTATTACCTCGGCAAGCAAGAGATTCAATCGGCTGGCTTGGAAACTCCCATTGTGGATAACCAGATTGCCCCTATTGTAAATACATTCATGGCAGCCATACTTTACCAGAATCCAGAGATAATGGTAAATCTTAAACGACAAAGCGAAATACCATATCAAAAGGAAATTGCTAAATCCGTATTCAGTTATTTCCAGACAGAACTGAAAATGGGCTGGCAGAACCAGCAAGCTTTATTTGACGGATATGTAACTGGATTAGGAGTAAAAACTAATGGATATGATTCCGAATTCGATACAATCGAGGAAAAGGAAAAGATTACAAAGACGGTTAAGAAGCGTCGAGGACTGGGAAGGGGAAAAGGTTGGAAAACTGTTGAAGAAGAAGTCGAAGAAGAAATTATCAAAAGACGAGAATGGATAACCAAAGAGTTTCCCTCTAACCTACGTCATAGCCCATTTATGACGCTTGTTGATCCAAGAGCTAAGTCCGCTTTACCATTTGACGGGAAGTGGGTGTGCTTAGAATATGAGGTTCCATATAATGAAGTTAAAGGAAACCCAGCATTTACAAACACCGAAGACCTCGCACCGTCTGGGGCTGTTGGCACAGACAAGGAAAAGATTCAATGGGACGACTACAAGCGTAGTATGTGCCATCTCTACCAAATCCAAATTAGTCGCAAAGACGGTCTATACGTCCTTACTCTGGCCAAAGACTATGATAAACCTCTCCGATATATCAAATACCCCTTCGAGGTTGAAGGATTTCTAACTACATTCCTTACATTAAACCCCACAGCAGACGCATTCTATGCACCATCAGACCTTTGGGATTTAATACCTTTACAGGACGAAGTTAATTACATACAAAGCCGGATGTTAGAAGCTATCTACAAGTTCCTACCTAAGATAGGAATTATGAAAGATATGCTTCCCGATGAGGAGGAAGTTAAAAATGCTATCGCCAAAGGAGATATTGGTACTATTCTTACTTTGCAATCTGCTACTGTTGGTACTGGTCATCCTCAACAGGCTATTCAAGTTCTAAACTTCCAACTCGATCTAAATGACAAGATGGCTGTGCTTCAGAATCTTAAGAACGATATGCGGCTACGATCCGGCGTTACGGAAGCGGAGTTGACCGGCAGAACTGATTCGAAAACTGCGACAGAAGCGAGCATTGGTGCGAGAGGGTCATTTACCCGCATTACCGCAAGGCGTGAGAAACTTCGCCAGTTCTTAAAAGAAGACTTACGCAAGTTTGCCCAGATTGTTATTCAGGCAGCTGATTTCCCGCTGTTAATTAGAATCACGGGAATACGCGAGGTTGATCCTCTTACTGGTGTACCTGTCACCGAGCGTTGGCTACAACTCAATCGTGTTGATGAAGCCCTCAAGGGTGAGTTCGAACTTGATATAGACATTCTCTCAGGTCAGCAGCCAAACGTAGAGCTTAAACGCCGCCAGATACTCGAAACAGCAAACTTCCTATTTAGCCCTATGGTCGAGCAGACGCTCGCCCGTGAGGGAATGAAGATAGACAAGACGTTACTTATTAAGGAATTTTTAAGAACGATGGATCAGTTCCGCGAAGCTTCTGAACTTGTTGTTCCTATGAGTCCTCAAGAACAACAGCAACTCGCTATGCAACAGATGATGCAGAGCGGTGCTTTGCAGAAGATGGCAACTGCTCCCCAGGGACCACCTCAAGCTGATGACCAGACGATGGGTCAGATGGTGGCCGCACAACAAGGAAGGATTTAATGCGTGGCAAAAAAACAGTTCCAGGCAAAGACTCTCCGCAGCTCAATAATAAATGCTATAAAACAGCAGACGACAAAGCGGCAGCCCGCATCGTCTCAAGGCCAGTCAAAGTCTCCCAAAAGCACTGGGAAACTATCTTCGGAACCGAGGATGAGCGTAAGAGACGCCTCAAGGAGTACCGTCAGCGACGTAGCCAAGAGATTGATGGAAACAAACTGGGCGAGTCGCAAGGACCCGTCATTTCTCGGTGGGACCCAGAGTGGACGGTCCTCTCGACAGGGAAAAGGATGAGCAAGGGTGAACTTAAAAGATACTGCAAACAACACGGAAAAGTCTGGGAAAACGGTTGAGTCGAAAGACATCAACCTTATACTTACTTTAACCAAGGAGGGTATTGTAAAGGTCCAAGGACCTATTGTCAATAAGCCTCTTTGTAATTATATGGTAGACGTGGCAAAACAGGTGATACTTTCTTATAAACCAAAGTCGGCTATTGAAACGCCGAAACCAGTAATAACATAGGAGGGCATTATGCCTTGTAAGGGAAAGAAAAAGCGGAGAAAAAGGAGAAAGAAATGAAGGGGTTAATCATAGGCCTATTATGTCTATTGCTTGCTACCCCAGCATACGCATTTAGGATTACTGCTGTACGGGAGACTGTAGGGGCGTCTTTGTATTCAGGACAAAATACCATCACATCGGGTACAGCCGTGCAGTTAAGTTACTCAACTGCGGCAAAAAAAGTCCTTGTAAAACCAACAGCAGAAACCAAGCAGAATATTTATATTGGGGGTAGTAATGTAACATCGGCTAATGGTTTTGAGCTTGTAACGGATACCGTTACAACAATAGATGTTGGGTCTGCTACAAGCATATATGCAATCATAAATGATGATGTGGAACCAACCGCTTCAGCGTTGAGTTATTTAGTAATAGTAGAATAAAGGAGGAGGAAAAATGGGACAACAGCCAAGCATAACTGGAAAGAAGAAGATTCTTAACCACAAGGATATGCCAGGTTTCATATCTGCAACAAAGAAACCGAAAGGTTTCAACTATGTGGATAAAGAAACCATCTGTGGGAATCTAAAGAAAACGAAGTTGCCGACAAAGAGAACAATCATAAAGGCTAAGTAATTATGGCTATAAAAGAAGATGGCTTATATAAAGCATTAAGACACCTTCTTGCTTATATGGGTAAGGACAGAAAGCCTACGGAGATGCGACGCATCGTTAAGACGGCTATGAAGCCAAAAAAACGTGCTCGATCTGCGAAGGTAATGCGTAGTCCAAAACAGGCTAAGATGCTAAAGACTCGTCCGGTAAAGGGCGGACTTTACGAGAACAAGCCAATGAAGCCCAAGGACAAGCGTATGGAAGATCTCTTGTTCGTATCAAGCAAGACCCCAATACCTCCAGTTTTTAGATACCCAACCAATTTCTAAATAACGAAATTGTAAAGGAGGTGATTTAGAAGTGTTGATAGCATTAGCACAACAGGTAGGAGCATATCTATCTGGCGTAGGTGAGGCTTTAGGGCAAGTTTGCCTGAAGCTGTTAGGAGCGTAGTTTATTTAATTTCGTGGGAACGCCCACGCTAAAAAAGGAGATAGAGAAAAATGGACGAAAACACAAAGGTCGCTAACAACCAAGGAGAAGGAACTCCGCAGGTGGATTCGACGCCACCGGAAACAACCGAGACTGCAACGCCGAGTGTGGAGAGCGGCGAAAAAGAAGCTCCAGTTGAACAGCAGTCTGACCGACTTGATAAGAACCCTCGTTTCAAGGAAGTCATCGAGCAGAAGAACGCAGCTAAAGAAGAAGCCGAACGACTCAAAGCCGAGGCCGAACAGTGGAAGCAGCAATACTACGAAGGTTTACAGCCCCAAGAGCAACCTGCTAACCAACCCTCTGACCCATACGCAGGTATGTCGCCAGCGGAGAAGGAGCAAACTAAGAACTTCATTGATAAATTTGTTATGCCGAATGTCGAGGCAAAATATGCCCCGTTCGTTCAGGAATATCAAACTGAAAAGCTGAACAAGCAGATCACTGAGGCGAAGGAGTTTGCCCAAGGTTACGGAATCGAATTTGATAAAGAACTTCCTAACATCGTTAACTATTTATCTCGTCCGGAGAATAGGGGACGATTGACGGCTACCGAAGCGGTTCGCAACTTATACTTTGATAAGATAACAAACACTGTCAGAGCTAAAACTGCGAGCGAGCTTCAAAAAGAAAAAGAGGTCCTTATGGAGAAGAAAAAGCAAGCGAACATGACAAGCAGCTCGATTAACCCCCAAGCTGTCGTACAGTCCGAGGAAGCGGCGAAAGCCAATATGAATGACTTCCAAAAGACTGCCTACGATGTCAAACGGGCAATCAAAGCTGTTCAAGGGGGATATAAAAACCCCAAAGTTAGGAGTTAAGTAATGGCTTTAAGCGTAACACAAGTTGCGGCAACGACCCTCGATTACCATTCGAAGGAAATTGCAGACGCTATTATTAACAACAACGCATTGTCGGCTTGGCTGAAAGCATCTAACAGGGTAAGAGTTGTACAGGGTGGTCAGACTTTCCATGAGAAAGTAATCTACTCGGAAACAACGGGATTTGATTGGATTTCAAAATCTGATGAAATAACATTGTCGACAACCGATAGCCTGACGGATGCGGAGTATGACATCAAGATTCTTGCTGGACCTTTGAAGATTCTCCATTTTGATAAAATGAGAGCTCAAGGTGAACAGCAAGTCGCTGATTTAGTAGAAGTAGTTGTTGAGACCGCAAAATCAACAATGTCAAATCGTATGGGTGCTGCCGTGTTTAACGACGGAACCAATACAGATGCACTTCACGGAATCCAGCTCTTGGCGTCTACGACAGCAGGTGAGACAGTAGGTGGAATCGATTCAGGCACGTACACGTGGTGGGACAATCAAAGGGACACTACGGGAACCGCTGGGTTCAATACGAACCAGGCAGGAATCGCATTGTTCAATGATATGCTTTCAGACTGTGCACAAAATGACCACGATTTCTCGGATTTAATCGTGACCACAAGTGCTATCTGGACACTATATCAACTGTCAACGACAAACGTGACTCGATTAATTGATTCACGAATTGGTGCGTTGGGTTATAAAGCGTTAGATTTTATGGGAGTACCTGTTACATGGGATTCAAATTGTCCTGCGGAACACGCTTACTTCATAAACTCTAAATATATGTATCTACGTGTTCTTGATGGTGGCGAATTCGTAACCAGTGATTGGGAACGTGTTCAGGGCCAGCTTTCAGACTACGCAACGATGCATTTCTATGGACAGCTAACTACGAACAACCGTTCGAAGTTAGGCGTAATTAACAGCATAACAGGTTAAGGAGGAGCTATGAAAAAACTATTAGTTTTAGTGCTCGTAGCTTTCTTCTTTGCCACGTGTGCTTATGCGTTGAATGAAACAGCAGAGAACGGTCCCCAGAATATAACAGCTTGTTATATGATTGGAACAAGTGCTGTGACTTCAGGCAACGTAGTAGTTCTCACCGACGCAGGAGATACCACAAGGACAATCGAATACGACGGTGCAGAAGTTACTTATTCAACAACAAGTGAAGAAATCTACGGTGTCATAGTTGATACTCGAAACTTTACCGAAGCTCAAATGGCTCAAGGTCAATGGATTCGAGTTCAGACATATGGCTATAATGATTCGATAGCTGTTACCCAAGGTAGCGGTCCAATTACCATAACTGCTGGCTACGGCCTCCTCACGGATGGCGGAGCAAGAAGCGGTGCTGCTGGTAATACCATACAGGGTAGAGCGGCAAGAGCTGGTAATGCGGCTGCAACATCGAATGCTGTAGCGTTTACTGCACCTGTCGGAAGCACTGGTCAAACGACCATTGAAGGTTGGTTGAATTGGTAAATACACACGAGGTCAGAGAAACTGATAGGATTTTTTCATTGAAGAAAACTATGAGAAACATATTAGTTTTACTCGTAGCTTTTGCCTTAATTGGTGGTGCTACGGGGGCATACGCATTGAACGAAAGTGACTCGGAAGGCCAACTCAATATAACCTCGTGTTATATGATTGGTGTCGGAGACACTACTTCGGGCAATGTTGTTGTGCTTACTGACGATGCTGATACGACAAGAACTATTGAATGGCCTGGTAAGGAAGTAACTTATACAACTGCCGAAGAACCCATTTATGGCGTAATTGTTGACTCAAGAAATATGAGCAACGCTACAATGGCTAACGGCAGATGGGTAAGGGTTCAGACTTACGGCTACGTTCCTACAATCAAGATATGTACTGAAGATGTAGGCGGTAGCGGAGGTGCATTACCAAGAATTGTAACTGGAGGAACAGCTATTTGTGCAGGGGGTACTTACCTCGACGGAAATAGCAACAACGTCTACGGACTTGCTGTCAACGCAACTGGCGATGCAGAATATGTAGGCAAGGTTGTTACTTCAAATGCAATCTCTCTGGGAGCGGTTGATGACCGTGATGAACTACAGGCTACCACCGATGGTTGGTTGTATTGGTAAACAGGTTTTGAGGGGAGCCTAAATTCCCCTCACAATTTTATGAAATATCTATTACCGTTGCTTCTTATATCGTCACAGTTGATGATATTTCCCCAGCTTTCATTTCGCTGGTGCAAGGAAGTGACAGCACAGGTTTTGATGGTAGCGGGTATCTGCTACTTCATATGGCAAAAGAATAAGTCCATAGCACTATTCGTTCTTTGGAGTTTATTTACGTTCTTCCTTTTTAGGGGTTTACTCGTTAATGACGTAGCGGTTCCCTCTAAATACATACTTAACGGTGTGATGATGCTCAATATGATTAACATCGTGCTCTACGGTATGTTCTACGCAGTATTACGCAACATAAAACTTGATAAGAATGTAATCTATAAGACCTTTTGCTTTATAGCAATATTTCAATCGCTCTATGTCATATTCCAAGTCTTACAGTTAGACCAGTTCTTTCATAATATAAGTTTGGCTGACGGAGACAACCCTGTGAGGGTCTGCTGGCCAGTGGGCCTTTGGGGAAACGAGAGTCTTGTATCGTGGTGCATAGCGATTTGTGCTCCGTTCTTTCTCCAGTTTAAGCAGTTTCGTTATAAGCTGGGATATGCACTTTCAGGTTTGGCGATTGTGCTCACGGGTTGTTCCGCTGGCCTATTAGCTTATGGTTGCGGACTTTTGTTCTTTTTGTTTTTTAGAAGTCGTAAACTAGCTGTAACCTTAATTATACTCTTTGCACTTATTGGTGGTGGCTTAACCTTTTCCGGAAAAACTGGCGAATACCTTAACCCCACCCACCGCTTTGAGGTGTGGAAGACAGCAATAGACATAGGCAAGACAAAAGGATTAACAGGTTGGGGACACGGTTCTTTTGCAACTACATTTTATCCACAAGCACCCATAGAAATACAGCGAGACGGGTGGTGGAGACAAGCCCATAACGAGTTTGTTCAAGTGTTCTACGAGCAAGGGGTTATTGGTCTTGGGATATTGTTAAGTTTAATGTGGATAGCCTTTATGACGTTCATTAAGAAACGTAAGGGGCTTATCCCATTCACAAGTTTAGTAGCAGCAAGTTGCTGTATGTTTTTTGGGTTTCCGTTGCGGACAGCGATGGGAGCGTTGATAGTAGTGAGTCTCGTATTATTTGAAAAGGAGAATCAATAATGGCAACACCAGGATACCAAGCAGTACATTTAAGTGATGTTTCAAAAGGAAGAAGATTAGATGTTATAGGTACATTGGATGCGACGGGAGCAGGGTTTACGGTTCAGGCAGTAAGTGTGACTGACACCGCAACTGCCTTACCCACAACACCTATGAGCAATAGAAAAGCAATATCGGTTAGAAATTGGAGCACGAGTGCCCAGAGGATTTATGTGGGTGGTAGCGATGTAACTACAGCAACAGGCTACCCAGTTCAGGCAACAGAGGGACTACCATTTAACCTTTCAAGTGGAGCAGAACTCTACGGCATAGCAGATACGGGTGAGACCGTTGATGTCCGTGTAATTGAGATAAATAACAATTAGGAGGTTCTATGACTTTAGCTGAATTAAGAACCCGTGTATATAAACGTCTTGGGCGAGCAGATGACATCACCCTTGACAATGATATAGTCTATGCCTTTGAAATGGTGCAGGACGATATAACAAGTACAGTAAACCTGTATGAGTTAATGGTTCACGACACAACAAGCTTGCAACCCTTACCATACACCCGTGCTTATAGCTTACCAAGTGACTTCGGTAAAATGATACAGATATGGAATGACGATGATTATGGCACAGAGCTTCGACGTATCTATCCCACGAACTATAAGAACTATATGGACGACATCAACGCTACAGGAACAGAACCGCACTATTATGACATAATCGGTGCAAGTACAACAAGTAAGCGTATAGAGCTTTTCCCGATGCGAGCAAGACATACTCAAGGTCTTATAACTGCCTATGCTAATGCTGGCGGTGGAGAGGTAACAGTAACCTGCACAGCCCATGGACTTTCAGACGATGATTGGATAACGATAAGTGGCACAACAAACTATAACGGCACTTTCCAAATAGGAACCGTAACTACAAACACTTTCAACATTACAGACACTTGGGTAGCTGATGATGCTACGGGAACATGGGAACTTGAGAGTGCCACGCATGGTGCAATAACCGCCTATGCTAATTATGCTGCAGTGGTAACGGGAGCAGTTAGGGTGACAAGTGCAGACCACGGAAGAACAACGGGAGAATGGGTTACAATTTCTGGAACCACGAACTATGATGGCACTTACCAAATAACCCAAATCAATGACGACAACTTCTATATCACAGCAACGTGGGTAGCAGACGACGGGACTGGTGTATGGGAAAAGCTTACTTACCTACCCTTCATTTACCAACGCCGCCTTGACTACCTCTCTAATACTACCGACGAGAATATTCTAACACAGTTCTATCCACAGGTTTATATTGAGGGGGCGGTTTATTATCTCTACCGTGACGCTATATATAGGGACCAGCCCGAAAAGATAGCCTTTAGGAAACAGGAATACGACAAGCAGATGGCACTTATGCTAAAAGCAGAACGCCAGCCTGACAAGATAACAATGATTTCCCCAAAGAGAATAATCCCCTCAACAGATAGGATGTACAATGTTCAAACAAGCGGTTATAACGATGCTTAAAAGAATACAACTCCTTGTACTTGTATGTACAATTGTATGTACGATACATATACAATCCTTTGCTGGCGGTAAGTGCCAGTTCTGTAATGGACCAGTGGATGATATAAGCACTACCACTGTTGAGATGTACACCTATTGGGATATTGAGGCAAAAGCCCCATATCTAAAGAACGGCAAACGTAAACTAAAAGACGTAGAGATTGAAGCTACCTATGGCAAGTGTAAGAAATGCGATAGGTTCTGCGAATATTATAAAGTCAAAAAAGTCAAAGATGCCCCTCCAGGAGCTAAAGAAAAGAAAATTAAATGAAAAAACTCTTAATAGCCCTATTGGTATTAAGCCTTGCAGCTACAGCATATGGAGCAGAGCGATTCAAGATACGCAGTTTTATGGGGCTTAATACGAGATTAAACCCGTACGAAATAAAAGATAATGAATCCCCCGATATGGCGAACTTCGTGTTAGACGAGGCTGGTTCCCTTACCGAGCGACCCCTTTTCCAGCGATATAACGAAGATTCAGCAGGACCCATACCCATTACAGACCTATTCAAGTTTTACGAATCAAACGATGTTGGACATCTGATATGTGCTGGTGGTACGCAATTATTCCAAGCTACGGGTGGTGCGTTAGATCCCATACTTACAGCTAATACAGTAACAACCTATACTGATTGGGGCTTTGAAAAGTTTGTAAGCGGTAGTGAGGAATGGGTATTTGCTGCTAATACAGATACAGAGTTGCTTTGGTGGGACGGCTCTCTTGGCAGAGACTTCGGTGAATGTGGTGGAGGACCAGATGACAATATAAGCATTCTAAAGGTTCATAAGAGTCGCTTATTTGGGTCTGGTAGCGATGAATATCCTTATCGGGTTTATTATTCTTCTCTTTCCGAAGGAAACGACTGGGCTACAACAGGCGGCACACTCGACTTACCTACATACGAAAAGATTATGGCTCTGGAGGTGCTTGGTGACATCCTCTATATTTTTACCAGAGCAAATATCTACGCCCTCTATGGGGACACTCCAAATGAATTTAACTTGCGACCCACACACTCAAACTATGGCACTCACGCTCGGCGTTCAGTGGTAAAGGGGGACAAGTTAATATTTTTTCTTAACAAGGCAGGGGTATTTGTTTTTGATGGGTATCAATCAACAAATCTTTCAGAACCTATCCTACCAACGATAGAAGGCATATCAAGCACTTATTTAGACAAAGCCGCAGGAGTGTATGACAAGAATGGTCGTTACTGGCTTTCTTGTGCAAGTAGTGGAAGTACCTTAAACGACCAGATACTCGTATATGATGTACCTTTAAAACAGTGGTATTTACTTAATAGTGCAAACTTCGCCTCGCTTATCAAGCTTGATGGTGGTACAGATACAGGACAACTATATGCTGGCTGTTCCGATAGGGCGGGTTGGCTCTGGCAGTTACAACGTGGTAGTGCAGAAGAACAGATTATTATAAACTCGTTAGAACAATTAAACGATGGAGTAACGTTTAATACTGTCATATGGGACGTTGACAATCCTACACTACGCTTATTGGGTGGGGCGTTTGGAGATGTGGGAGAAGCTACGAGCTCTGACCCATATACAACTCTGCTGTGTCACTTTGACGGGGCAGATGAGGCAACCACAAGCGTTGATTCAAGTCTTTCGGGACACACCCTAACCCTTAATGGGAATGCTCAACTTGATACATCAGAAGCCCGCTATGGACCTTCTTCGATTTATTTTGATGGTTCTGGAGATTTTGTAACTGTTCCAGCTTCAAATGACTGGGTGTTTGGGACCGATGATTTTACCATAGAATTCTGGGTGAATTTTGCCAGTGAGCTATGGGGACAGCCCGATACTTATGGTATGTGGTTTATAGACGCCTATACATCAGGATTACCATGGGTGGGTTGGTCTTTGGGATGTGACCAAAATACTGACCGACATATAAGTTTTGCTGCGTATGATAGTGGTGGTACAACAGTTGCTCAATATAGTGCTGATTTTGAACCCACAATTGATACGTGGTATCACATAGCGGTTGAACGATATGGTAGTGAATGTCTTATATTTATAGATGGTGAACAACAAACTGTTACTGAATATACTTCTTTTGCAGATTTAGATGCTGGCGGAACTCTTTATATAGGTCGCCACATGAATATAAGTGCTGCTTGGTATTGGGATGCAAACGATTGGATGGATGAAATACGCATATCAAAGGGTATAGCTCGCTATACTGGTGACTTTGACCCAGGTGTAAGAGTTCAAGACGGCTGGTACGCAAGTGACAACTTCACGATAAATGTAACAGGAGCAACTGCTCTTGGAACAATAGAGTGGAATGAAACCATAGATGGTACTTGGGAAGATTTACAGGTTACTACACGTACAGGTGCGACAGATGCTACAGTTGATTATGATGGCTGGGAAACGTGGGTATCAACTAATGTGGTCTCAATAGACGTTGTTAGCGACGACTTCGCAGCGTGGACTTCCGTTGACACAAACACAATGACAGTTATGCGACCTATTGATAGTCGTGGAATACAGGCAAGAGATGTTTGGAGCTATGAGACAGACGACGATGTTTCGCCCCCCTCGGTACAGTTTGAAGTGTCCCGTGGTACAGCAACCATTACAAGCCCTCGTGTAGCTTGGAGAACATTCCCAGAAACAGATATAGACCAAGATACATTCATAGGTTATTGGTTGATGTCCCCATCAACAGGCGATAGCGTAATCCTTTCAATAGGAGAAGTAACGCCTAACATAGTTGGCTATATAACGGCTAACACAATAGAAGCAAACACTTGGGAGTATCATTATTGGAATCTGTCTGACTATGCTTCTACCGACCTTGACTACCTCACCTTTATGCAACTTCAATATATCGGAGATATGCAGGGGTCAATATACCTCGGAGATGTGTATGCGTATGACTTCTATGACAATGGCGACTTGATGACCTCTACACCAGATAACCAGCTACAATTCAGAGTAATCGAAGCGAGTGTAGTTGAGATGCAGACCCCAGAGATGAACTTCGCTAATGGGTTCATAATCAAGTTTACATATGCAAGCGTAGCTGGGTCAGAGGAAGGTGCGTTCCTATCTAAATGGTTCAGTAAACCCCTTGACTTTAAGTCGGAATACAATAAGAACTTTCACTTCGTAGAACTCACAGCAAAGTCAATGGCGAGTCCTACGGATAATATAGTATCAATAAGCTGGGATTGTGATGATGGAGATAGGACAGGTTGTATGGAAGATACATTCCCAGTAAGCGACGAAAGAGTTAAACTTCGTTACTGGTTCCCAAGCGGTACTTGGGGCAAAGAGATACAACTTGAGATTACGGACAATGTAGTGGATAGCGATCTTGTTATTTACAACCTTAATCTCTCGTACACATTAGGAGCGGGCGATGGGACTTGATTTATTACCGATAGCGTCACCAGATGATTTTCAGGCTATTAAAGAGAACTTTAAAAGAATAAGTGACAACGTGCAAAGCTTGCAAAAGCTAAAGGAGAAAGATTACCTTACTACTGCACCTTCAACCAATGATCTTAACGACAAGCAAATGACACTCGCAGAGATCGGTGGAACAATGTACATATATATGAGGGTAGGGGGTAATAACTATCGTGTCGCACTCAACGCAGTTTGATTGTGATAGGTGCGGTACTTGTTGCCGCACTGTAGATTGTGAACATCTTAAAGAAGATAATACGTGTGCAATATATGAAACAAGACCGGATAGATGCAGGGTTGATAAGTTATACGAAATACTTACAAAGCGAGGAATTAAGGAATCCCTTGAGAATTTTTATATTAAATATAAGGAAAAGTGCGAATTATTAAGGAGGAAGGCGTATGCTAAAGCATCTGATTAGTTACACAAAAAGAATATTGAAAGACCAGAGGGGGTTCTTTGGTAATTTATTTAGTAGACCAGAACCAGAGGTACAGAATGTTATCCCACCAATGTCCCCACAACAGCAACAACTATGGGATCTTGGACAAGGTTATTTAGCTGGTGGCTTCCCAGAGTTTACCAATTTAGCGTCGCAACAATGGAGAACGGAAACCTTCCCAGGCATCCAAGAATTATATGAAGCTCGTCGTGGGCTTGGGAGAGGTAGTACGCCCGAAGTGCTAGGGGCACAACGCCAGCAGGGATTGACTGCGGCGAGAGCAGCAGCACAACAAGCTCAAGCACGAAATCAACTTATGGGTATTCTTGGCGGTATAGCACCAAGGGGAACTGCGGTAGTTGGTGGTCAAAACGCATCACCATTTGAGAATTTTATGAATGTAGCAGGTCCTCTTGCTGGCTCAGTTGCTGGTGGAATGTTTGGTGGTCCTTTTGGTGCGATGGCAGGTGGACAACTTGGCTCAATGGCGGGTGGTCTCCTAGGAACTGCGGGAACAAACATAGCTCCAAGTCTAGGATTCGGGGAAGACCCATCAGGTCAATTTACACAGAAAAATTTATTGGATCAGTTAGCGGGTTTAATAAGGGGGTAATATGCCAGTACAAGTAAGACAAAGACAACCATTTGATTATGGCCAATTAGGGCGAGTCATAGCATCAAGCTATCTCCAGGCCCAAAGGCAACGACAGGAACAACAACTACAGCAACAGCAACTTCAGCAAATGGCTCCTTATAGGGAAGCTATGACAGAATATTACAAATCACGTCTACCAAACTTATTGGCAGGATACAAGAAACCAGAAGAAGTACCATCGTCTCTTGGAGGTCAACCACTAAAGAACCTAAAACAAGATGAAACCACAGGACGATGGTTCCCCACTTATGGACCACCCACAAACATATATGGTTCTGGATTGTTTGGAGGAATGGTTGGGGATGTATTAAATGCTGGTCAAGGGGGAGGGCAAACTGTTGTAGGTAATGAACCCTCGGAAGAAGATATAGCATACACAATGAAACAGCACAATCTCTCAAGAGCTGAAGTATTGACAAGATTAGGGAGATAATAATGCCAAGAGACTTGTTGGCAAACACCCAACAAACAAGACAGCCGCGAGATTTATTAAGTCAACCCACCAGGCAACAGCAACCAAGAGACTTATTAACTCAACAACCAAAAGACCTTTTGGGTCAAGGACCAAAAGACTTGTTGGCTAACGAACCAAACCTCTTAGGTAAGGCAAAGGAAGTAGTGGGCTCATATCTCAAGGAAGCTCAACCTGCTTTCAAGATGCACGCTCGCTATCCCTATGAAATGCTTACAGGTCGAGGAGGGGAGATACCATATTCGGAGTTTGATAGAGTTGGTAATGCACCCTGGAAACAGCTTATTCTAGAAACATACCCAGGGATGGAACGTTCAACCGCAGGTCAGTTAGCGGCTCAAGCCGGTGGGGGACTCTTAGAGTTCGGAACTAGACCGTCTTCATACATCGCCGCAGGAGCATTAGAGAGAGCTATCCCTGCAATCGCACAAAAGGCTGTAGCAATTCCAGGCGTTAGGCAGTTTGCCGCTAAACACCTACCAACTTTTATGAAAGGTGCTTTAGATAAGACAGCTCTTTTACAACAAGACCCCCTTGAAAGCATGGCACAAAGGCAACTAAAAGAAATTGTAATGCCTAGATCTGCAAGGGAAACAAACATATTGTCAAAGGTAAAACCCCCAAAAGATGTTACTAACATAGCCGCAGAGAGGTTCGCCCCAGGAGTCACATCACAAGGTGCGGACACCGCACAGATGAGCCTAGCACGATACTCCGACGACACCGTAAAGGCTATGGAAAACTTAATGACAAACCATCCTGAGATAAAAGCAAAGAAAACCTTTACCTTTGCTGAACTAGAGAAAATGGGGGATAAGCTAGATGACACATTTCTCTTAAACAAGATGATTGCAAATGAGGGTCAATTAGCTGCGGAAGTTATTAAGCAGGGGAAAATACAAGACGCTACTATTCGCACTACCCTTAAAAGTAGCTTTGATGACATTGTAGGTAATATTAAGAATGTTCTTGCGAGACAAGAGACCACTGCAACTGCAAGGGCGGGTACTGAACTTGGTAGAGCTTTAGGGGCACGAAAAGCAGCGATTCAACCACAAAAAGAGATAGCAGACTTGCTTAACAAGAAAATCGCCCAGGCACAGAAAGATCCCTTATTAAACATGGAGGGAAAAAAGCGAATAGTGCGGGCACTTGAACTTCTAAGAAAGAAAACACTTAGTGCAGAATTTAATCCCTCTTGGTTTGATAAGAGTTATGAGTTCTGGCTAAACAATATATTATCGGGTCCCTGGACTCATACAGTTAATATAGTTAGCAACGCAACTTTTGCAGGTATTAAACCATTTGATAAACTTTTAAGGGCTACGTTAGATGTTCCAGCTTCTTGGTTTAATAAGGGTCAACGAAGTCACTACTTCTCAGAAATAGCGGGACAGTTTAGAGGACTAAAGAAATTTGCTAAGGGTGAGAAGCTACCTGGGGGAATAGCTCCTGGTAGCAAGCTAGATGTTGTTCGACCTGGACAAATTAAAGGCTTGAAGGGTAAAGCTATAAGAATACCCACAAAGGCTTTGGAATTAGAAGATAATTTATTTAAGCGATTAACAGGGTGGATGGAGCTTGGCGGAAAGGCCGACACCATAGCACGACAAGAAGGCTTACGAGGAGCGGCTCTAGTTGCTCGAAGAAACCAATTAATGCTTAATCCCACAGAGGACATATCTAAAGCAGTTATGAAAGAACAGCTTGAGCGAACCTTTCAAGATATAACCCTTCCTGGTGAGATCGTAACCGGATTACCCCAAAAGGCTTTAAGGTGGGTTATTCCCTTCAGAAGAACACTCGCTTCAATCTTAACAAAGGGGCTCGAAAGAACGCCCCTCGGATTTGCGAAGGTAGCAGGAAAAGCTATTAAGGCAAAAACAAAAGGGGCTGCTTATCCCCAAGGTGAAGTTGTTGCAGACTTAGCGAATGCTTTAACAGGTTCTGCAATTATGGGTGGTATAGCTATGGGTGTGGCTAAGGGTAATGTAACTGGTGCACCCCCCAAAGAAAAAGCCAAGAGAGACTTATTTTATGCACAAGGGAAACAACCATATAGTATAAAAATAAAAGATCGTTGGGTTCCCTTTAGTCGATTAGAACCATTTGGAACAGCAGCTATGTTTATGACAGATTTAATACAGGGTTGGAGAGACTCAGAAGGGGAGAACTTACCAGCAAGAACAGCTGACTCCCTATTTAGTCTCGCTCGCTCTCTAGGTAACAAGACTTTCCTAAGTGGTCCAATAAACCTTATGCAAGCTATGATGCAACCCAAGATATATGGGGATCGTTATGTCGGGCAGTTCGGGAGGGGGTTCGTGCCATATGCGGGTCTGTTAAGCAACATTAGACGAGCAGAGGACTTAGGGGTTCGTGACCCACAAGGTTTACCCGAAAGAATTGCAGAACAAATACCAGGATTATCTCACCTTATCCCACAACGAGTAAGCTCGCTAGGTGAAGATGTTGAGAGAAAGCCGGTTGGCATTTCTCGCTACACACCGTTCCCAATTACAAAGGTACAGGAAGATACAGTTGTTAATGAATTGGTAAGGTTAGACAAGGGGATAGGTTTCCCCTCAAAGACAATACGTAGTATCTTCAAGACCAAGAAACCTACTAAGATAGATCGTAAGGATTATCGAAGGCTCTTAAAGGGAAGTGCCACGGTAATAAAACAGGCTCTTGATAGGCTTGTGACATCACCTCAATACTTACACTCTAATGACGAAATAAGGATCAGATTGATCGATTCGGTGGTAAGGGGTGTAAGAACGGTTGGTAGGGAACAACTTAAACAAGAAAAAGGTATTCGATGAACCTAACCCAAAGACCTTTTAGAAATCTCGGCAAATCAAAGAAAGATGAATATTTAGACAAGGCACTATACCACGGGCATAGGGCAACAGAATTCTTACATAAATATCAGGAGGAAGTAAAAAATGAAGAAGCTCGCAATCATTCTTGCGTTACTGACCCTAACGTGTAGTGCTTATGCACAGGACATTGGGGGTGGGAGTATCGGTGTAATAGTCAGTTTAACAGGTGTCCCCCAAGTTTCAGCCACAGAAGTAACGGCTAACAGGGCGTGGATAGATGGGTATAACCTACCTACTTCTGCCCCCGCAAACGACCAGATAATGAAATATGATATAGGCACGGGGCTTGTTGGTTGGGAAAGCGATTTACAGGGACTTACTGGAACAGACAGCTTAGATATCGTAGCGAATAGGGGTGCTTCAACAGATGTCGAACTTGACTTAAACGCTCTTGGAGCAGAGGATATAACGGGGACACGAGTCTCTGGTGATACGATAACCACCTCACACTTAACAGCTGACAGCTATATAGCAGCTCCTGTGGTTACAGGTGTAACCGTCTCTGGCGACCTTGTCAGGACTGGCTCATATACTTTCCCTGTCGCAGACGGACCCAATACCTATATGCTTACAACTGACGGTGCAGGGACAATGGATTGGATACCACAGCCTACGGTAGCGGCTTCTGGCTCTGCTTTATGGTATTCTGACGGTGGTCGCATGTCTGGAATCTCGATAGATACAGTTACAATATCAAGTGTTGTAGTTGATAATTTATATACTGATGGTACTCTCGGTGTTGAGGGAACGCTTACGGGAACTACGGTCTCTGGTGACAATGTAACAACTTCAATACTTACTTGCGACACTATGAACGAGTATGTCTTTGACCAGTCGGTAGCGAGTGGGACAAGTCCCGTATTTGATATGGCGAACTTCATTGGTAAGGACGGGCTTGATGCCGTAATAACCCACGGCGGTAATACTTCACAGGTAATTACCCTCGGTGATTTCGGTGCAAGCGATGTTACGCTTACCACAGTTGAAGCAACCACAAGCGTTTCTGGAACAAAAGTCATAGCTAATTACCTACACGCTGATGGGGCTTTAGGTATAAATGGAAACACAACTGGACAAACGGTTACATTCACAACCATAACTGGTGATAGGTTTACCGATGGAAGTATGACTTGTGAGGGCGGCCTACTACAGGCAGCGACTATTGTTGCTACTGACGGTGGCACACTACAGGTCAACTCTGACGGTGACGATAAGAACATAGCAATAACCCACGATGATACCGATAGCAATATTGATTGTTCTTCTGGGGAGATGAACTTCTCGGCAACAGTGTTTGACTTCGACTCTAACTCCAATTCTAATGGTATTACTATCAGAGGGGCAGATGCTGGAACTGAGTATGCAAACCTGTATGTTAATGCAGCTGATGATTTCATTATCGCATCAAACGGAGGAAAGGCGATAGTTGACGGGAACTCAAATACAGAGGGATTGCGTGTAGCTGGAACGGATGCGGCAAATGAATACGCAGACTTCTACGTTGATGCGGCTGACGACTTGTATGTAGATGTCAACGGTGGTGATGTGGTTATAGTGGATAGGCTTATGGTAGGCGATGATACTGCACCTTCCTACGACCTCCACGTAGACGGCGATATATACACTCAAGCAGTCACAGGGGACATTGTAAGCTTTGCTACCGTAACCGCAACAGATATATTCTTGGATGGCGGTAGGATTATGGAATCAGACCTTTTTGAAACTGACCGCAAAGCAGTCCTTCCGATAGAATGGGACATTGATGTTCTCTTATTCGCCCCTGACGATATAAACGATGAAGTAGAGGTGTTTGAATGTAACGGTAAAAAGTATCCTGCTGGAATCACCGTAACAACTGCCTCACTTTCACTACCAAGCGATGCGGCTTATACGCTCCCAGTTGAGATATGGTCGGGTGACCCCGCTGCGATTGATAGTGATACGGGGGATATGTGTACGCTTACAACGGGTGCAGGAGCAGCACAAGTGGTACTTGATAATGACAGGAGAGAAATAAACAATATGTACGTTTGTTCTGGTGACCGAGTATATTTAGATATCCCATCAACAGATGTTGACTGGGTTCATGTTAAGTTAATAGGATATGTTTTAGACTAAGGAGGAGAAATGAGAAAGATAATTGCAATCGCATTGATAGGAGTATTGTTAGCGGCTCCCGCATTCGCTGGCGTTCAGAAGGTTTCTGTTGAGAGGAATGTAGCAACACAGCTTCTAAGTGTTAAATCAAGCTGTACGAGTTGGTCGGGTAGACTTATAAACATAAGAGATTCCGTAGCCGCACACGCAAGCGAGATTGATGCTGGCGACCTTACGAAACTCAATGACATAAAGACGGAGATGAACACGGCTATTTCGGCCCTTAATGATGTGGTAACAGAGATAACAACGCAATTCCCAGATATTGAATAATGAAGAAATTACTTATAGGTTTACTATTAGTATTTGTATGTAGCATTGCGTATGGCAATGACGCTAACACGAAACTGTTAATGCACTTCGACGCAGACCCTTTTACCGACTCATCAACAGGTGGTGCTCACGGGAATGCCTCTGAAACTGCCGACGTTGATTTAGACACCGTAACTTACAAGTGGTCGCCTGGTAGTGCGGATTTTGATGGGGATAGCGGATATCTTACATACTCGAATGACGCTGATTGGGATATTTTAGCGGATGACGCCAATTCTTATGTGGTGCATTTCTGGGTAAAGATGGCTAATCATAGTGGAGAAGAATGCTGGTTATGCCATTACCAAGACGGGAGTAATTTTTGGAGGATTTGGCATAGGGATGGCTTTGGTGGAATGAACTTTAAGGTTCAAGGTGGTAACGAAACAGGTTATGTCGGGGAGATAACCGATACAAACTGGCATCATATTCTTTTCGCAATTATCGGAGATGGCTCGGGTTTCGATGTGGGAGTGTATAGAGATGGCACGCAATATGGCCATTGCACCCAGATTGAGTATAACTTTACAGGTGACTTGGTTATAGGAGATTATGACAAGGGTAGTAGTGGTCTATATTACGATGGACATATGGACGAACTAAAGATACAGCACGATAACTTAGAATTTGGCCTTGCTCCCGACGCTGGGCTTACGGATACTTACGATGTACCGACTGGGCCTGATGCCCCAACAAGTAGTTCAAGTCGGGTAATAATAGTGAGGTGAGAATGGGCAAACTCTTTGAGCTTCTAAACCGCTTTCGGATATGGTTCTTGATTATCCTCGCAATAGGGGCGATAATTGGCTGGGTATCGGTTTATGCTGAACTGCCTTCTCGTGTAGAACAGGTTGAATGTAAAGTCGGTGAAGCAGGGGACGCAGTCAAAGACCTCGCCCACACAGTAGATAAGTACGCTATGGTTCAGCAGGTAAGAGACGAGTCACAGGACGCACAGTTAAATGTCCTCGTAGAAATAATGAAGAAACAAAATGGCGATTAATAGAGAATCCCGAAGAAGTACCTTAATACTCCATGATGCGTTGCACTTTATGGCAGACGCTTACGAGGCTAATCGTAAGGGCAACCAGAAAGAAGTCAACGAAATTCTTACCAGGGGATCTCAATATCTACAGAAAGAACTTGTAAAAGACATGGAAAGAAAGAGGAAAGGCGATGAGTGATGTCATTCCCACTAGTGTTTTTGTATGGCTTCGTTCTGGGATTTATAGCGGGCTGGCTGTGGTGGAAACATTTACGCCAGTCATAGTTTTGTTTATAGTGTTTATAACATTGGCAATACCGTTTATAATAGGACCTAAAGATGGAGAATAACGAAAGAAGGTTATTATTAGATGCCTCTACTAAATATTTTGTGCTGGTTATGTTTAGCACTTATGTTGGCTTTTATATCTATAGAACTGTGGCGACAGGAAAAGAGCTGAATATGCCCGACTGGGTGGTTATGTTATTCACCCTCGTATTCCAGTATTTCTTCCGCCGAAGCCCAAAGGAGAACGGACACTATGTTCAAGAAACTAATTCAAAAAGCCCTGCGAAAGATAATTCTCCAGGCAACAATTGAGGTATGTAGAGAGGATTATATGACCGCCGTTCTTAAAGGACTGTGGCATGAAAAGAAATGCCGGCTCATATGGAAGGCGATGTGTGATTCGGGTGAGATGATGTTTAAGGATATGGCTAATGAATGCCGGGACGCGGCTGACTGGCCGAAGAAATACCCCGATGAAGTTTAGATGGAAGCGTATGTTTGGGAGCCTTCTGAAGGGTGGCATAACCCTTTCTTGGAGTACAGGCAACCCGAACAAGGCCAAGTGGGTACCACGGACTGACCCCTTGGATGATATAAGTAAAGCGAACCAAAGGAGGAAACGTGAGTTGCAAAAAACCAGACACAATATTTCAGATGGCGTATGACGCAATAGATAGTCTAGGTACGCCGGTATGGTTAAAGAACTTCCTAGGGGAAGTTCAAGAGATCATAATAGCCATAGCTTTCCAGATCGGAAAGACAGCGGTTGATGCGATCATAGCAAAGGTAATCGAAGTGGGGCAGGAGAATATTTCAGGGGAGCTAAAGTTCAAGAAAGTCTTTGACTTTATTAGAGACCAGCTAAAACTCGATGACTTAAAAGATTCGGCAGTACGACTTTTAATAGAGGCGATAGTTTCAAAATTAAAGAAAGCAGAGGATATTCCGTAAACATAGTTCATAGAAGTATTACATAGGGACAGGCTTAAAAGGCCTGTCCTTTTTTATTTTAAAATAGTGCTTGACAAATAGCATAAATCGGTGTATCTTTTACATTAAGAGGAGGCTGTATGATAAGTAAAACATTACCGATGCCTGAATGGTTAGGCGACTATCTCACCGACATAAGCAAATTCTACGACATTTCCCTCGGAGACACGATGCGTTCGTATATTGGAATCGGAATCATTGTTTCGTGTGGACTCGCTCTTGGAAAGAAAAAATCCGATAAAGAAGTCTGCGATATGATGCTTCAAAACCCCATAATAGCCAAACTGCGGAAAAATATCGGGGTTCCGGACATCACAGAAGATAGGCTGCTTATGAATGACATTCTCTATGAAGCCCGCAAGATGTCAGAGCGGAGAATGATATGATTAGAAGACAGGTTCTTTTCCCAGAGTGGATGGATGCAGCAACCGAAAAACTAGCAGAGATGTCAGACTCAAGCTACAATGATTTAGTCAGGATGCACCTAGGGTTATTCACCATCAAACTGATTCAGGATGCCTATGGGTTTAAGTCGAACCGTGATATGTGGGCTGACTTTATTGATGCTCTCAAGAAGTGTGAACCCATATTTTTAAAAGGCGAAACAGGGGAGTGGATGACAACACGCCACAGGCTTATGGCAGACATTATGTTTGAGTGCCGAAAGGCTATTGAATGGCGTGCAAAATGTATGGAATATGGGTCTTGTTATGTGGATAAGAATGGTAACTGTAAGGCTAATTGTCACTCCAAAAAGAACGGCAAAAAACAGCCTACAAAGTTGTAGGTTTGTTGTTTGATATAGACTTGACAAGGACGCAAACTTCAATGTATAATGGGGAGAAATCTGGAGGTACTGAAATGGATGAACACACCATTTCGCCTTACCAAACGGATAAGGTGAAACTGGGTGTTCGGGTAGCTCTCCATCAGAAGTTGAAGCTCAAGTCAATGGCACAGATGTGGGGCGTTTCGGCTAATGCATTAGTGGGTATGATGATCGATGAGATGTATTACGAACCGCTCTCACCAACCCTTACCAAAACCGTCAAAAACGGCTCGGATAGGGTCGGTTCTTTCTTCCGCAAAACGAGACCTCACTGGGTCTCAGATCGCTCACCGCAGTAGTATTATAGGGCCTATTAAGTACCCTCGGTACTCTATATAGGCTATGTCCTATAATATATCTTTGGGGTGGGGGCAGAAGTTAGAATAGAAGTGCCACCTTGATGCCACTATATATGGTGGCTATCTGGACCCCTTTAGGGAACAGGCGTCTTTGTTGAAAAACAGGGACGCCTTTCCTATTTAAAGGAGGTTCACATGGACGCATTAGACAGGATTCATAAGTTAGAGGATCAGTTACGCAGGTTAGAGGGTAGAGTAAGCGAGTTAAATCTAAGACAGAACATAGTAGAAGATGACCTAGATGACAGAGCATTAAAGCCCTGTGATGAGTGGATGGAGGACAGGTAAATGAGGGGCTTGGCAGCATTCCTTATTATACTATGTCTCTGTGGAACGGCCTATGCGGAGATTGATCTCCACACCATAGCTTCCATAGAAAGCTCTCACAATCCTAACGCTTTTAATAGACATTCGAAAGCAAGAGGTCTCTACCAGATTACCCCAATCTGCCTCAGGGATTACAACCAATTTCACCCCACCAAGTACACCACAAAAGACCTCTTTAACCCCGCAGTGAACGAACAAATAGCCAAGTGGTATCTCCAATCCAGGATACCACGCCTCCTCGCTCACTACGGGGCGAAACCAACGACCAGGAATATTCTGGTCTCTTATAATGCAGGTATTAATTATGTAGTAAAGGGTTTACCGTTACCCTCTGAAACGGTTCAGTATATCCGCAAATATGAAAGGAGAATATATGGAAGTAGCCTTTAAAACTCACTTCAAGGAATATACCGATCTGTATTGGGAGATTCGCCAGGGTCTTGAGCATGAGAAACCAATGACGGTTATGACACCGCTTATTGCTAGACTCGTGCAGTTAGAGAGGAGTTTTCCGTGGTTTAAAAACGAAGTTGACTGGGATTGGTCAAGAGGAGGGCACAAATGAAAAGGATTAGCAAGACAGGAAAGAAGTTCGAGCTTCAGCATTGTATTGAAAGTACCGAGGCAAAGGTAATAATTCAGCAAACACCGTCGGAGTTAAAGATTACTCACATGAAGTGGTATGGCACAAACAAGCGACCCTATCGCCATATGGAAGTCAGCAACAAGCTAAGGGCCGGTGGCGTAAGGTGCGTGAGGGAGAAGTCGAATATCCTGATCGCAGAGGGTACGTTTAAAAACCAAACAAAAGAACAGATGCTTGGAACGCTCTATAAAGTATCAGAGGTGTACGATGTTCCATCATCGGGTATTCAGGCTCACGAAGTTGTCTTTACAGATGGTAACGGCAACACGAGTACCTGGAAGAAGGACAAAAAAGAAATCCATCAAGATGCCGACAAAAGGAAAAAACTGTCAGTATTGGGGCTCATCAAGGAAACCGAGAGCCATAACAATAAAATCAAGGAAATGTTACACGCTAGCCTTTACAGGTGTAACTTCCAAACAGAGTTGGTAAAAACGAGAATATGTTCAAGGAAAGTTAATTAGGAGGTGATTTATGTCTGACAGGTTTCCACACACATTGGATCGAGCTGGGCGTGATTTATTCTCCCGTAAAGAGTGGAAGGAGTTGAGGAAACAAATTAAAGGATGTAGGGGGAGAATATGTTTGACGAGGATGCAAAACGAGAATTGGCAGAATGTGTTGAGGAATGGCGAGAGAAACACAAGATCACATTTACCGACATTTTAGTAGATATTAAAGATCGTGTGTTCTCAATCAGGTTTTCGCAATCGAAGCTCTTTAAGAATTTGAAAAAGCGGTAACTACCGCTTCGCTACAAGGGAAAAACCCACGGCGTTATTCAGAGGTTGTTTCTATCCTACCGATAGGAGCTTGCTTACCTCTGGGTAACGCCATTTTTTTATGGATAAGAAATCAGAATTAGACAGATTAATAAAGGAACAATGGCTGGATATGCATGGGAAAACTGTGTATCCGGAGAAGATACGCCCACAGAAAGCTCCTTTAAAACGTATAGACAATCTTCGATATGAACTAGTGGACTTCGCCAGGAGAAAGGGCTATTCCTACCGTGAAATAGGCCGAGCATTGTGCCACCCCCACATTACTGTAACTCGTTGGCACACAAAGGATAAGGATAATTCTCGTCTATGAAATGTGCCAGTCCTCGCTATATAGTAGAGATGAGTAAAATAACACACTTCCACTGTATCTTGAAACTTACCACTTTAAAAAGACTCCGAGAAAGTTGTTTCCGTCACTACGGGAACATTTCGTTTGATACTTACTTCAGTCGGCTTATGAGTATAGCCGATGGGTGTTTCAGCCCTTTGACCCAATCTCAAAGCAGATCAATAGAGGGGAACTCTGGTAGCGATAAAGCAGGGTATAACCGTACCACCCCGACCGATAAGAGTGAGGACTCGATACGTCCAAAGGCCAAGAGCCGCAAGGTATCACAGGTTTAAGCTTCCCTTTCTTCTCTTATCGGGAAAGAGAGTTTAACCCTGTTATGCCCAGAAAAGAAAAAAATGAAATGGACCGAAGCCAAGAAAAAAGAATTCAAAGCAAAGCGTTGGGCTGGTGTGTGGAAGTTGGGTAGATGTAACAAATGTAAAAAGGCGGTGGCACTGCACCCCTGGGGGATCAGTTGTGAAAAATGGAGTCGACGACAAACTAAAGCTTATAAAGGCGTTATCCAAACAAGAAGCCCTATTGCAGGACGCTAAGTTTCTGCTTGGGTGCTTAATGGATATTACGAAAGCGTATCCGTATGTAGTTAAGGAGTGTGTGGACATGGACAAATTAAGGAAGTTCTTAAAAAGGAGGGAGCTATGATCAGCGGACGGATTCAGGAGAAGGGTTGGAAATCAAATGTGGCGAAGACTGGTTCTACGGCTGTCAACTTTGCAGTGAAGGACGGTGACAAGTATCACAACTTCGTAGTGTGGTTAGCCAAGGGTTTAGATGTTCCACCTTATATGAAGCCAGGGAGCAAGGTTGATGTGGAGACATCGGGAGCTAAGGACAAGACCTCTACCTATAACGGGAGAACTTATCCCAAGCTACAAGTTGATGTTTCTATGGTAAAGGCTGCGGGAGAAGCCGTTCCTGCGTGGGTAACTGATGACGAATTAAAGAAGGAGACAGCACTTGTGGACGAAGTAACAAAAGAAGAAATGGAAGCTAGGTTCGCAGATCCAGAGGACATTGAAGAAAAGCTACACGTTCTTACCGAGTTCGTGAATATCATTAAGGACCTTGCACCGGAAGGTCAACAGGCTATTGCTAACCCAGGCCTACGGCATATCTTTGGTGAATAATGAGGCAGGTAGTAATACACTCACCGATCTGGAAGACAAGGTCTATAGGAATAGCAGAGCGGAAGATTACTGAAGACCTAGAGGTAACCATTGACTATAAGAAGCGAGATGGCTCAAGGCTCTACCCAAACCCATTTCGTCTCACCAAATCAAAAGCCCTCACATTTCCAGTACAGGTTGTAAAGGGCGTTAGATTAAGGATTATCCCAATACATGAACTACGAGAAATACCACCAAGCCCTATGGGAAGTGCGGAAGAAGTACAAGCGGTACAAGCTAACTAAGACACAGAACGCAGAGGCTATGAGACTGTACCTAAAGGCCGACGAGAATATAGACAAGTTTAAAGAATTAATGGGAGAGTATTTTGGAAGACAGGACCATAACACCAGAGGATCGAGAGGACCACTTGGCGGGGGACGAGCCAATAGAAGTAACATACCGATGCAAGATTTGCTCGGACCTGGGCTACATAACCCGCCTCGTTTTTTTAGAGCACGGAATATATCCTGGCAAGACAGAAGTCAAGCAAGTGAGGGAAGCCTGTGACTGCAAGCGAAGAACTGAAGCTAAAAATGTATGAGGTTTACAAGTTGCATCATACGCACCTCACTCTTGACAGGTTTAAGGCCGATCTTTGGAAGGATGTCAGGAAGCGTTGGGCTAACATTACTACAGACCATTGTATCTACCTAATGGAGCATGACTTTTATGTTGAAAAAAACAAAGCGAAAGCAGACAAGAAAAAAGAAGTTTAAGGTATCTACCTATAAGAAGAAGCTTCATAAGCTTTGGTCGGAAGCAGTCAGGGAGCGGGATGGGGGTCTGTGTCAATGGTGTGGTAAGCCAGGGCATCACGCTCACCACATCGTAGCAAGGGGTATGGGGCTAGCTGGAAATATGGGGTCATTCGATATTCACAACGGAATGACCCTTTGCTACCGCTGCCATATGCACAAGCTACATTGTGACATAGATGGCTACAAGTTATTTCGGGACGAGTGGTTACTCATAAGAGGTCTTGAATATATGGATATGAGGATCGGCTATGGAGGTTGCCGACCAAAGTTTGACCAGGAATTCTACACTCGGCAGAAAGAATCTCTTGAGAAGGCGATCCTTAAATATAGGGGTAGGGGGCTATGCTAAAAATAATTGTGTGTGTTTTGTTCGCCCATGCAATAGCCCTAACAACCCTCGTAGGAATAATCTGCATAGGAGGCTGGTTTATATGGAAAGCAACGGCAAAGCTCCGCTAAACGGTGGACTACCAACAGAAAAAACATTTAGGTTTAAATGGGAGAAGGGTTTGCTCTACGCTTTTGATATACAGCACATAGTGGATATGAACCTTCAGGGTAGGCTCTATTACCTGAATACAAGTAATGTGATGGTTCACCTTGAACCATTTTTCCCGAAAGGAGCAAAGGTTTATGACAAATAGAGACCTTGCGATAGAAGGGTATATGTTACTCTTTCGGAGTTTTGAAAGAATATTAGACACAATACAGGAGGTTATATGGTTAGCAGAAAAGCAAGAGCTTACCGTTTTGAGGGAAGACCAGACCCTGGACGAGATAAAGAACTCGAAAACGCTTGTAAGGTAATTAACCGTGCTTACAACAAGTGGTGTGAGAGACAGAAACTTATAAGGAAGAAGAATTGTTGGGTTAAGGAGGGTATATGATGTCACCAAATAGGAAGCTTACCAAAAAAGTAGGCAGCAACGAGAACGAAATCAATCGCATCAAAGCAGAAGCCAAGTCCGCCCAGGAAAAGCTTGAGGATGAGATCGGCACTATGTGGTTTGAGCTTCGCACAGCAAAACAATTTATAAACCATATGCGTCTTGTTATGGGCTGCATTGGTGGGCTAATTGTTATATTCTGTGCTTTCTACGACTTCTTCGCCTATGGCATGACCCACTACCTCAATGTTTCTATCCGATCCGCCGAAGGCTACGGAGGCGGTCAGATAATAGGAGCTATGGTAGGCGGTTTAATATTGTTGTTTGCAGTATGGGGACATAGGCAGAGATGAAAGTAAATAACTGGCGTAAAGAAAGTAGTTACTGGCTTGTGTTTATGCTTGTTGCTATAACCACCCTACTAATTGTTATGCTCTCTGGTTGTGGCAAACAATACAAGTGCGACTGGTGCTATGAATATTACTATGGCAAAGGGACACAACTTGCTAACGGCTATACGCTGTGCGAAAACTGTGTTACCCAACTACAAGCATTAGGACGCTATGTGTTGGGTAAACACCCGATGCAGTGTGACTCGGAACTCTGGGACTACATTTACGGTATGGTCTATTGGCGTAACGAACCCGAAACAATAAAGGTTGATGATGAAACCGAGTTTTTTGGACACGATATTTGACATAATACTCTACCTTATGTTCCTTGCTGGGACCATTGCTTTAATGGTTGTAGCGTGGGAAGTATTTCCGAGGATGCTATGGCCACATATGTAAAAGTGATTCTCTTAATAATTGGTTGTTGTGGTGTAATCATTTTAGCCATAGGTACACTTGCCCTCATAATTATTAAACTGCCCTTTGGCTATATGAAAGGGACGGGAGCAAAGAAATGATTAGCTTTATTAAAGAACTCTGGGGCTTTATATGTACTCGTAAAAGGTGGTGGATTACACCGATATTGATTATTCTGCTTCTTCTGGGAGTGATTATAGTTATGACCGAGACAAGTGCAGTAGCACCATTTATTTACACACTATTTTAGGAGGGTTATGGGTCAAACATATAAACACCCTATCCGTGGTTGGGATAAGCATCTGCAAATGGAAGTCAAAATAACAGGCGAGTATGATGACAGCTACCGCATAGAGTATGTACGCAACGGCTTTAAGAATGATGTAGGCACTTATAAGTCCCACGTTGATTTGCTTGAGCCTGTTCCCCCCCAAGAGAAAAGCTTTATGGGCTATATAATAGCATTCTTTATTTCTATCGTGCTTGTTCTGGTAGGCGTAGTGAGAAGGTGGTGGAAATGAACTGGCGGATCATAGCCCTTATGAGTATGGTCGGTATTGCATTAATCACGCTTCTTATGATGGGATTAGCGTGGTGGGCGGTGTGTAATGGTCTTTAAGTGGATTATAATCCTAATCCACCAGCTATGGTGTCCTGGTGATACCCAATGGACTTGGAAGATGAAGAAAGGAAAATTTCGCCTTCACAACATACATTGTGATTATTGTAGCCTGTTCAGAAGAAAGGACGCTTGGTAATGCCAGCACACTTCGTAGTTGCACTAATGTTGCTCGCCATTGTTCTTACCCCCATAGTGTTGGTGGTGGGGATAATGATACATTGCTATATACAAGTAGAGCTGTGGAAAAGGAGGAAGTAATGTGTTTTATGTCTAACCCCCTTGAAGACCCTGACGAAGTAGCGAAAAAAGTAAAGAAGATGTTGGAAGACAAATATTGGGCAAAGAACCAAGAGGGTAAGTGGGTAAGGGTGAAGAAAGACATCCCCAAGTTCTTTAGCGACCACCCACCCGTATGGCTAACAGAGGAAGAATATAGGAAACAAGAACGGGGAAAAGACAAATGACCCTACCCCACTTAATACTATGCCTTATCCCACTTATACTTATAAACTTTTGCTTTATTACTGGCGTATGTTTAATCATCCATAAAGGAATAACATGGATTATTGGCGGGCTTCGTTAGGGTTTGGCGACCCTGTCATAGCAGACTGGCTCACATTACCAACAGAAGCATTGTATCAGGTGTGGGCTTATACATTAAGGGCTTCAACAGACATTACCCATCATATGACTGCATGGGAACAGGTGTTTGTATATGTATATTGTTTCTTCGTCGCCTATGGAGGCTTGTATTGGCTTGAAAAATTAGATAACTGGGGGCTTGTTGGGGGTTCATGGGAGAACCCTACCGCACAAGATAAGAGGAGTAAGATGGGGTTTAGTGTAAGTAACACTGGAACGGAAGCAAGGCTTCCTATGCAACACAGGAGTACCTGGCAAGGGTTGTATTATCCAACTGCGGGTAAAGTCCCGTTATCGCCATCTGAACACTCTGGTATGATATGCGACCTAAAAAGCCGTTCAATTCGGCAAATGCCTCCACCATATGGGTTAGACAAGGCGTTTAATAAGCGTAAATAGTATACAATAGTAAATACGATAGCTATACTTTACAGTTGTTAACACTGGGGTGAAATATGAAAGAGAAACTTGAGGAAAGGATACGGGAGATATTGACAGAGTTTATGCCACCATTCATAAAAGATAAAGAACATACAAAGAAGATTCAAAACGCTGTGGGGGAAACTTGTGTGATTTGCGGAACACCCTTTGATAAAGACAAGTGGGATAAACAAATAGAAGCTAAGACCCAAGAAATACTAAAGGCGGTTAAAGAGGAGAAAGCACAACAGTTTATGAATAGTTATCCGAAATCCGTGGATACACATCTAAAAACAAATAGGGCTTACCGTTGGAATGAGAGGTCTAAATGAAACACGAAATCCGTAAGGGGTGGGGAGAGGTTATATTTAATCTTATATCATTGTTTATTGTATGGAAAGTATTTATATTTATCATTACTCATTTTCATAAATAAGGGGAAGGCGACCATGAAACAGAAAATCAGGGAGATATTGAAGAAGTATTACTTTTGTGGCTACCAAATGGGAGATGATATGGCGTGGAAAATTACCCAAGAGATACTAAAGGCGGTGGTTAAGGGGTTAAAGGCTAACATTAAGGAAGAACTTAAGAAAGAACTGTTAGCCTCGTTGCCGAAGAAAGGCGAAGTACGACAAACACATTGGGAAATGCCCTATGACAAGGGCTACAACCAATTTCAGGTCGTGACAAAATGTCACGACCTCGCAATAGACGAGTGTATAAAATCAATACGGGGGGAGTAAATGAAAGACGAGTATGTATGGCTCATAGGTTGGGGTGGTATTTGGCTTATTTTTCTCATTGGAATAGTGGTGTATATATGTCAGAACATATAATCTCTTGGGGTGGTGGTGTCAATTCAACAGCGATAATCGCTCTCCACTTACTTGGTAAGTTAAAGGGTAAGCCCGAAATAGTCTTTGCCGATACGGGGTGCGAATACCCCGAAACCTATGCTTATATCAATGATGTCGGTAATATGCTTGTGCGAGATGGGTGGAAAGTCACGGTATTAAGACCTTATACACATAGGGAATATTATGGCTCTAAAGTCAAAGATGACCTCTATCAATATCTATGGGATAGAAAAGATGTGCCAACCTTTCGTAGCCGACCTTGCACGATAGAGTATAAGAAAGCACCCATAAAGCGTTATGCCAAAGGCTGCAAACAAATGATAGGTATTTGTAAAGATGAACTTAAAAGAATTAAAGATGAACCTGATAAGATTTATCCCGTTAAAGATTATACTCGTGATGGTTGCGTATGGCTGATAGGTAAAGCGGGATTACCCTTACCAATTAAGTCGGGGTGCTATCTATGCCCATTTCAAAACAAGGCACGATGGATAGGACTTTATGAGAACCATAGAGATTTGTGGGATAAAACCGTCGCCCTTGAGGAAAACAGTAAATACACATTAAGGCGTGGAATAACCATTAAAGACCAAATGAAGAAGTGGTGTATAAAATCAATAAAGGGGGAATGATGGGTATATGTTGTAGAAAGTGTGGGTGGTCTTATGGACTTTTTGTTAAGCCCAGTTGGAACTTCTGTCCAGAGTGCGGAAGCTCGTTAAGTTCCCCCTTGAAGCAACAACCAAAGAAGATAGAGCCGATAGAATATTTACTAAAGCGAATGGAGAATATTAAGTTAAATGGCAAGCCCGATTTGCCCCTTACAGAATATATGCTATGTAAAATACTACTTGAATTAATAACCACTTGGAATGAGAGGGGTATATGAAACTTGAGTTTCTATGGGCAATCTTACTAATGATAGGACTCGCTGTATTTATAGCTTGGTGTGGGTGTGCGTGGGGGGATGACTGGAAATATGTTGAGGACTGCCCTATGAATGACCGCCTCACCGAGCTTGAGAAACGCCTTGAGGAGCTTACTGAACCACGACCAAATGACTGGGCTAATTCGCCCCCCGTAAGACTTAACCAGCTTGAGTCACGGGTGGAGAAGCTAGAAGAACTGTCCCATTACCCCACAACAACCGAAAGAAAACTCAAGGAACATTATGGAATTACCAAATATAATAAGTGAAACATTAAGACAGATTGTTATTGTAATTGACAAATTAGCAGAGATATGGCAGATAAGCAGATAACATTATTTGATAGATTTAATTACTGGCTAAAGAGAGGAGTGCTTATGTACGAAGGACAAGGGGCGTTTGCTGATGATAGCATAGCGTTAGTGTGCGAAGATGAATGGGCTTTAAAAGCCATCAAGGGTACGTGGAAGAAGATACCGCCTTATGTGAAGGTATTTGTGGACAAAGAATTATTTACTTTAGTAACGGGGGTATTATGCCAAAAAAACCAAAAAGGCGTACGGAAGAAGAAATCGAAAGGTTGTTGCACCCGACAAAAGAAGATAAAGAAAAGAACAAGGATAGGATGCCGATAGAGTATAAGTAAGAGGAAGTAAAGGAGTGGGATGGCATATGAGAAAGACTAATAATAGTATGACGGTTCATAGGGAGTGTGGTTGTGGGACACTACACTTAACCCTTGAGTATTGCGAGGAATATAAGCCCGTAAGGGTAGGGATCACGCTTGGTAAGGCAGGGGGGTGTGCATCCTGTCAGCTTCAAGCCCTCCAAAATTCCCTTAATGAACGCCTTTCAGAGGGCCACCAAATAGAGTATGTCTATGACAAGCGTAATGACAACTCTTGGATTGGTATGCGGTGTCCACAGTTACAGCGTGAGGAGGAGGCTAACCCTATAGACCACGAAGATGAACGCCTTAATCTCTCCTGTCCTGATGTCATAGCGAAGATAGTTCGCTATGCCCTCGGTAAATTAGAAGAACACAAAGAAGACAAGAAGAAGAAAAAGAAATGAAGCTATTTGAAGTTAAATGTCCATGCGGATTCGAGGGTACTGCTTGGGTAGAAGATGTATTAGAGGGTAATAGTGTAGAGTGTGCCGAGTGTGGAAGGAGAGTGTATGTTCAGAATAGAACGAGAGCTGGAAGTAACGAACAAGAAGCATCCGATATGGATAATCCCGATAGGTGACATCCACAACGGAAGCCCTAATTGTAACTGGAAGAAAGTAGCGGAACTTGTAAAGTGGATTAAGGACACTCCCCAATGCTATGTAATAGGCATGGGCGACTACCTTGATTGTATCATGTCTAAGGATGAACGATATGACGTAATGAATAATCATGGAAGTATAGACCAGGCTCGCCAAGAAATGCGTGGACTTCTCTATCCTATTAAGGATAAGATCATCTGCCTACTCACTGGTAACCATGAATATAAGTTATGTCAATGGGGGATAGGAGATCCCACTAATTGGCTATGCCAAGAGCTCGGTGTGCCTTACGCTGGGTTCTCCACCTTCATTAAGCTCAAAGTCCCACATAAGCCTTATCATGCTGCACCACTCTATATCTATGCTCATCACGGATGGTCAGCAGGTAGAAAGTCGGGGAGTGTAATAAATAACATAGAGGATTTAAGGGCTAATTGGGAAGCAGATGTGTATTTGGTAGGGCATTCTCATCACCTACAAGCAACACGCAGAGCAAGGGTAGGCTGGTTTGGAACACAGCGACTTACATTTGTTAATACTGGTAGCTTCCTAGAGACTTGCTCATGGGATACAACTTCTTATTCGGAAAGAGCTGGCTATCCGCCTACTAAACTTGGTGTAATAAAACTTATGTGGGAGTGGCAAAAGGGCGATGTCCACACGAGGGAGTAACTATGATCTGCAAAAACTGTAAACAATATGACAAGTCCACACGAATATGTAAGAAGTATAAGCAATTTGTAAAGAGAAAGGGGGGGTGCGACCAACACAAGTCCGTGAAAAAATAGTTTAACTCAACGAGGCCGTGGAAACTCGGAGCCAAGAGCCACAGGCCACAGCATAGAACAGCGGAGACCTCTACGAGTAGTGATTTGTACGGGCGAAAGCCCCGAATAGTAACGAAAGGGAGGTCTCTTTATGTGTCATGTACCTAGCGATCAAGCACAGTCAGTAATGCAGAACCTATTACAAGATAGGTTCATAGATGGAATACTATCAGAGGAGTTTAGATACGCACTTGAACATAAGCTATCCTTAAAAGAGAGGCAAGTGTGCGAACATCTAGTTGAGGGTTACCCAGATCAAGAGATATATCACCTTATGAAGAAAGTCTTTCCAACCTTTAATGCTTACAAACAGACCAAAAAGCGAGTTAAGAAGAAGTTGATGCAATTTTTAGGGGTGTAATAGGGGATAATAGGCAAGAAAAAAGCCCAGGCCATATATTGACCTGGGCCATTCTCTGTGTGATTACTCGAAATGGCTCCAAAGGGGAGCTGGTGCAGATGATCCAGCAGGGTCACTCAAGATTATCCCTAACTGCTGCATTCTATAGTCCATATCACTCCCAAGAGCTACTCCACAGATACAAGCCACTAACACGATTGCGATTAGTAATGTTTTCATTGTCTTTCTCCTTCTTAATAGGGTGTACACATCGGTTGGGGTGTGGTTACAATAGTCCACACGCCGCCATCAGGGTCTACCATATAATCAGCATACGCTAAACTCGTGAACAGAGCCAAAGCCAGAACAACTATCACTACATACTTCATAATCCCTCCTTTATTGTAATTCGTCATCATACGCACACAACAAGTCATCAATAGCCTTAGTGGGACTTTCTCCACGCTTTAAGGCTCTAGCGAACTCCTCTAACACTTCCCTTAGAGTCTCTCTATCCATACAGCCTCCTTCCTGTACATTTTGGTAGTTTTTACATTGACACACAAAAAAAATCACTTAGTCGTTTCCTTTGTAAGCAATTCTTCAATGTATTCTTTTAGCTTAGTATTCTTGGCTTTAAGGGGGAGATAGTAATAATGCCAGCCTATGAATACTCCAATCGCTATGCCTATAAAGATACCTGCACTCATACCCATTTTAACCTCTCAACCATTTCTTTAACAACTCTACCATCTTATCCTTTAAAGTCTTTCCCTCGTCGTAAGCCTTTGATTTAGCTTGCCGGTGCAGATCCTCATCTATCTCAACCGTTAGTCTCTTTTGCTTATCCATAATGTAATTATACCCACTTTTAACATCTTTGTCAACAACTATTTTAAAATAAATATGACACCACATAGGGGGAGTGTCGACCTATACTCTATGAGAGCGTTAAAGGTCGAAGTATAACATAAACATGGGAAATTAACATAAGGGTCTTATAGCTTTCTATCCTGGGTAAAACCAACATAGAGACCTAAAAGAAAGCTTATTTTAAAGAAAGAGGGTTGTGCGGGTTATTGCGGAGTTGATCAAGGTTGAGGCTACTAAGACACTATCACAAGACAGACAAGTTAAACTCACTTTTATTACTCCACAGGTTGAAGCCCTTCGGTTGGGTATGTTACCACCAGATACAGCACTCGCCCTTAATATAGACTTGAGCGAAGGCGAAAGTCAGGAGCTATGAAAAGAAAGAAAGAACAAGTAAAAGCATTTGCAAAGGAGTTAGTAGCTAATGGATTCAATAGGAAACAAGCTATGAAGAAGGTATGTCCAGGACTAGACAATGACTCTATACACGTAAAGACTACAAGATGGCTACAGAGTGAAGAAGTAATGAAGGAAGTAGCTAAACAAATAGATAAGTTTGACAGTAAGATTATAACTCCTGAGTATGTATATTACCATATAAATAAGCTACTTCAGGATAAGAAAGTTAAGCCTTCAGTACA